CATACACCAGTTAATAATCCATATCAACTCTTTCATCATTTATATTATGAGGATACACCACATCAAATGTTGGATATTACTAAGTATAATCAAAAGATAGTTAAGGTCATTGTTCGTAAGAAGTCAGATCCAAAACAGTTTGAAAAATATATTGATAAACTTTATTCATCAAATCTAGCAGAACTCAAGATTGTTGAGAACTTTGATTTCACAGAGGGAGAGGAGTTTGAAGCGGATGAATCTGAAGATACAATATCTTTGTTAAATAGATATATACAAGAGTCTGAAGTTGACTTAGATAAATCTGTAATTACAGAAATACTTCAAGACGTTTATCGGGAGGCCTGTGAGGTTGAGTAATGTTTATCTTAGCGGTTAAAGGATACGAAGAAGATGGTGCTTT